TAGGAATATAATGCACGACTTGTGCGAACACGCTCACAAAATTCATCTGTGATGACGTAACCTGTAGCCACTCCTAAAATATTATTTTGCACACTTCCGCCAATTCCGATTTTGCAAATATCAGAATTTGAGTTGAGGACAGTCGGTGCATTAGCCGTTGCAGGCGAGTTGTTTAAAACTGTTGACGACACGGTATTTGTGTTTGCTTTTACGTCTGTAACTATTGCTACAGACGTAAATAAAGCTAATATTATTAATAGTTGTTTCATCTACAAATGCATTCGCCACCACAATATTCACACATGATACATCCCCCTTATGCTAAACTAGCTATTACTTCACTCATGCCTTTCGCACGATTAGGCGTTTGTTTTGCCCAACGTGAGTCCAACATCTCCTCGCTTGCTTTCAACCACTGAGGGGAATCCCCCTGTAAAGCAGCTAAAAAATTACGGAACTTAGAGACCCCTGTTTTTCCCAGTTGAAAAACCATCTCTACTACGATTTCATTAGCTAAAGAAGGCAAATTGCACTCTTTTAATAACTCTTCTGCTCCAGATATGGCGTTTTCTAGGTCTTTTTCTAATATTTCCATTAAAAACTTTTCTGAATATTTCTTATCATCTTCCCAAAATTCTTCTACGCAGAGGTGGCCTACTCCCACAGTTCTTTTGGATAAAGAATCCAAGTACACCTGATCCCTATAACCTTCATGATCACGCACTGACTTCAAAAGTCTAGGCATATCTAATTCCATTCTAAAACTCCTTATAATTCTTAATTAAAAACTCTTCCATCCAAGCCATTTTGTCGTCCATGGACTGTAATTGTACCTTGATGACAGCGATATCTTGTTGCATTTCTGCAACACTATTTGCTTTTTGTTCTACAGCATTCAATCTTTCACTCCACATACCCCAAGTAACACCAAAGCTAAGAACTAGCCCTGCTAACCATAACATATCCTTTGTGTTAAAATTAAACATTATATTCCCATTCTCCTTCGTCAGAAGGATCCTTAAACATTAAACTGTCAGCTTCCATCATATCATTCATGCCACCGTCTTTCAAACCTATAATACCACCGTCTGCTACGTTGTACATGTCAGCTTGATTATTAATTTGTGAAGGAGGCATAACCATATAATCGTTTGGATCTTTACCTCTAAGTATTCTAGCAGGTAGTTCTACTTCTTCTATTGTAGATCCAGGTAATACTCTATCGGCTGTAGGCATAGAGGTAATATTAGGTTCACTTGATATAGGTCCTTCATTTCTAATCATTGGAAAAGATCTGTCTTTCATTTGCATACTTTCCATATCCTCACCCTGAAGATAACTTATATTTTTTGCCATAGAGTTAGCTATCATAGAAGCTTCTCTAGTTACTAAATCTTTAAAAGGATCTGTGAGTTGATCATAAGATGTGTTTGGTGGAATGATACCCGCAGCTACAAAATTATTTAATGCTTCTTCTATAAATTGATTAGCTGAACCCTCAGTTATATCTGATTTTCTTAATGCTTCCATAAGTAAAGATAAACCTGAATCTTTTACCTTACCCATCATACTTAACTCATCTCTTAACGCTGGACCTATGTCAGGATTATTAGCTGCAAATAAATCTTTTGCTGGCTGATCTCTCATAGCCATCATAATACCTTCTTTTGATATGTCGGAAATATCCTTGGCTCTATCATCTATTTCTGCCATGATCATACTTGATCCTTTTCTTTCACTATCAGTAGGAGTATCTAGATTTTGTATCTCTCTTCTTGCTTTAAATAAATCTTCTAATTGTTCTTTACGTCCTTGTGGTAAAACTCCACCTGGTGCGTTAGGCGGTGTTCCACCTTCTTGTAATTGTATAATACCACCATCTTTGGCAGTCACGTATCTTAGATACTCATCGTACGTACCTGATCTGTATTTACCCATATCGGGATCAAAGAATGTAAAGTAGTTTTGTGGAGGAGGTGTGTAAGTAGGATCTGTTCCGGGGTCCGTGGCTCCATCACCACCTTCACCACTTCCTGCTATAGGTTGACATACTCCATCCACTAATTCATAGCCTGGTTGACAAGGATTACTAGGTTGGTTTCTGTTTTCCGTACCAAATACAGTGTCTAGTATACCTAGACCAGGTTGTTGTAGGGCAGTTTGTGCTTTTAGAAGAGGGTCACTATCAAAAGATCTAAAAAATTCTGGACTGTTTACTGCGGTCAAAGCATAATTAGAGGCTTGATCATCTGAAAGCCCTAACACTTCTTTAGCATAAGTTTTCATGGAACCATAATCTCCACTACCACCTGCAAGAAAATTCATGATTCCTACAGGAGTACTGTATTTCATAAACCCTCCCAATGCTGAATCATCTAAAGAAGGAGAAGCAAAACTGCTCCTTAAATCTTTAATAGTTCCATCAGGGTTTCTTTCAAATTGTCCTTCAACATTCAATCCACCTGGTGCACCAGGTCTTTGCGAAGCATAATTTTTTTGTAAGCCTCCCATGATATAATCATTTAAAGTGTTTCTATCTAAAGACGCTGTACGCAACCCTTTTGGATCAATACCCGCTCTTTTTAAAACATCTGCATAAGCTAGATCTTTTCCTGTTAATGTTTTTGTTAAGAATCCATAAAAAGCTGCATCTTTTAAAGCTTTAGAAATTTCATCAGCAGTAGGTGTATTATCAATTTTTGTAGGATCAAGTGGAGTATCTTCTCTATCTTTTACATTTTCTCTAAATGCCGTTGCTTTATCAAATAAATCTCTTGCTCCAGAACTAGTTGAAACTTCTGTTTCTTTAAGATTACTTGCTTCTTCAACCCTTCTATCTATTTCTTCTCGACTAGGAGGGTTAATTTTTTTATTAGAGTTTTTATTTCCTCCACCTTTATTTCCACCCGATGTACTGGCTTTTACACTAGACTTTTTTTTACCTCCTCTACCAGTAAATCTCTCAAAAGCTTTTTTTCGTTCTGCAAAAGATTTTTTTGTCATTATGGTCTCCTCCTTCCTGCAAAGTACATGATGCCTTTTTTATTTATAGTACCACCTCTTTTAGCAGTTGCAATGGCTCCGTATAAATCACCACTGGCCAGAGCTGCACGTTTAGCAGGTGACATACTACCGCCTACAGGTCTGAAAGGATTAGATACATTACTTGCTGCAAAATTTGTTTTAGGTTTAGTTATAAGCTCATTAGACATGTTGTTACTTGATGTTTGTTTAGGAATATCTACTGAACCTACAGGAGGACTATCAACAGTAGTTTCTTCTATCGGAGGACCTTCTTCAGGTTCAGAAGATCTAGTAAATTCGTTTGTAAATATGTATTGCATCATTGCTTCTGGATCATCAAAATCAAGTCCTTCTGGAACTTTAGCAGGGTCATCATATATAAATCTAACTAATTTAGCATAATTTGCTCTTCTTATTTTTTTATCTATTGTATCATCAATAGTTGTAACCATTGCCTTTAAGTGCTCTGGACTGGATAAAATTCTTGCTTGATATTTCGCTAATAGAGCAATACCTACTCCAGTTAAAGGACTCATTCCTCCTGCAGTTGCTACGAACGCACCCGTAATACCGGATATACCAGCAAGACCTGCTCTTCTAGCTACGAACTGTGATGTCTCTGCAATTTTATTTGCATATCCAATTTCAGCTATTTTCAGTAAATTCATTAAATCTTTAACAGCAGCTTTACCATTAGATAGTCCTAATTTTTCTCCATTTTTTCCTAATGTATTAGCATATAACTCAACCATAAATTGTTGACCTTGATTAGAATCTAATCCTAATCTTGCTCTAAATGTGGATGGATCAAAAACATTAACAGTTACAATATCTTTTTGATTAAAAGTAATGCCAAATTCTCCACCACCAGTGAGATTTACTCTTTGAGTTAAATCAGCTTTACCAAATTCAACCGCTCCTGTTTTTTGATTGTAAGCAATAGCTTTACTTGAGTTTTCCCAAGTATCTCCTATGAAAGCTCTTGCGGCAACATTATAAGGATCTTTACTAGGACTCGCTTTGTTTCTTGTTACAATATCAGATAGATCTTTTAAAGCCATCGCACTAGGATTTCTAAAGAAAGCATCAAAAACTGTATTAGCTAATTGATCAGGATATATATACCCTTCCATAGGTAAACTACCTTGTAAGAACATGTTTTGATCAACTTGTTGAAACATTTTAGCTACAGGAGTTTTATATGTATTAGCACCAAAACCAAATATTTCGTTTGCTCTTACTAGCGATGATTTTACTCCAGCCATTTGTTCCATAATAACAGGATCAGACTCACCCCCCTGTCCTCTGATTACTCGCCACTCGTTAGTGTCATTAAAACCTTGTTCCATAGATTTTTTAAAATGTCTTGCTTGTGTAGCCATATCATCTACTTGTTTCACTCCAAACTTAGATGAATATTCTCCCCATGCTTGATTAAATTGCTTTTGTAATGCTCTAAACTGCATGGCGTTTAAATAATCAGGAAGAGCACTCATTGATAAAAGTAAATTTTCAAAAGAGGTTAAGTCTTCAAATCCTCCTAAAGTTTGTGGTTGCCCAGGTATAAATGCGTTTGATCCTGTTAAATTAATTTTACCTCTACCTAGATCTTCTATGTAATTATTAGCTAATGCTTTTACTCTAAACGTAGGTATGTAACCTTGTGTTACGGATTGACCATATTGATTAACTGCAGGTGGTATTGCATCATCTAAAGCTTTTGCTTTAGCTGCAAAATCATCATACATAAAAGCAGATAATCCTGCAAACTTATCAAACTTCTTTTGAGCGGCATCAGTGAGTAACGCACCCGCATCCATAACAGTAGCCATAGGAGCTAACTCATTGAGGCTCTCCATAACTCTTTTATCACTGTACCATAAAATATTTGCTCTGTTAGCACGTAGATCTGTACCAATCAAAGGGAATACACCAACAACTTTACCAAACCATTTTGCCCAAGATCTCTCTGTAACGTTGGAAATACCAAAAGGTATGTTCTGTTCTATGGCTAATTGTGCTAGATATTCTGCATTAGTGCCTTTCTGTACACCATAAGTCCAACGTGCAAGACCTTTCATCATTTTAAAAACAGGATCAAGTGCAGCGGCTCCTCCACTAAATATCATGGAATTTCTTGCATGTATTAATCTTTCTACCCTAGGGTCAGTAGACAACTCAGGATTAGGTAACCCTTCTAATTCTCTTATATGAGCATTAAGTCCGTCATAAGCTGTAGCTGCTGTGTATGCACCTAAACCAGCAGTGGCCGCAACTGTACCTGAAGCAACTGGATTATTTTTAGGATCGACTAATCCTTTTAATAACTTATTTCTGTCTGCAAAATATAACGGCAATAAGCTTAAAAAGTCTCCAGCAATACTTACATTTTGTTTATTTACTTCTGGATATAACCTCATAGTAGTATTTTGTAAGCCCATAAAACTATCACCAAAATAATTTAATACTTCATCAACACCCAAACTAAAATCCTCTCTACCCTTACCTCCAACAAACGTACTTTTAGGTAAAAAAGTTGCCCAGTTTCTTTTATCAGCTTCTAATTTCTCTCTCCATGCTCTATTTTTTTCTTTTAAAGGATCTTCTATATAAGCTTTTAACTGTTCTTGTTCTTTTTGATTTTGAATCATTAATCTTAGTTCTTCTTGTTGAGCTTCTGTAAGAGTTTCTACAGGTTGCTTCTCCAAACCATTTTGTGATCTAATATTATTAATTAAATCCAATAATAGTTTTTTATCATCTTCAAATTTTTGTGTTCCTTGATCACTCTTATTTAAAAAACTATTAATATCAGGTACTTGTATTTTAATGTCATTTTCACCAAAAATGTTTACTAGAACATCTTCAGGTATTTCAAAAGTCTTTTGAATATTAGTGTTAGGTGAATATTCTTTTAAACTAAATATGCCTGGTTCAGCCATTATTTTTTCTCCATCATTTCTGGTTTACCTGTAACTAATGATACCACGTTTTTTCCAACTTCTTTTATTTCAGGCGGTATAAAACCATAAAGTGCTTTTGCATCTCTAACAGTTATGTCGACTTGATTTTTTAAAAATGATTTATCTGTTTTCTTAGTCCATCCAAATTTACTTAATTCATATCCTTCTGTATCTATAGGAAACATTTCTTGATAAGGATCTACCCAAACAAAATCTACTCCTACTGCTTCGTCACCTGATCCAGGTGCATTTGGTGTTTTACTTATGTATTTTTTGTAAGGGAGATGATCCTTTAAACTTTTTGGATCTGGATGTTTTAAAATTTGATTGCCTTTTTCATCTATTACTATTTGAGGGACGTTATCCATTAACATTTGTCTCCTAATTTGCTCTCTTTCCATCATGTCATCGGGAATATCACCTGTTACGTCTAGTACCTCTTTAGCAAATTCATACATCATACTAGCTAATCCAACGTAACCACCCACCTTACTTATTTTTGCAAATTTCGATAATTTACTAAAAGGCTTTTTACCTCCAAACTTATCGTAGTATTCATCAGGGTGGTTTTTCTTTAACCATTTTTTGTACTCTTCTTTGATAGGAGCAGTATATTTTGAATTGTACTCAAACTTAGAGGCTGGAGAGTCTGATCTTAAATATTTATCAACCATTAATCCATATCCTCTGAGAATATTATGTCAGTAAATTGTCCTGATTCAGGATCATAAGCAGCGCTAGTAGATTTGTTAGGGTTCATTTCACCAACAGAAATATAACCATCTGGAAACTGTCCTTTATTCATTTTATATAATACTTTTATATCGTTGTTGGCTAATCTTAATTCTTCTCTAACTGTTCCTAAAGCAGATATAATTGATTTAGCGTCAATTGGACCTGTTACTTTTAAACTTTCGTATGCTCTTTGAATATCGTCCAAGTTTAAACGACCTGTATCTTTTCTAGCTCTAGCTAGTGCGTAGGCGATAGCATTAATACGAACTCTGTTTTCAGCAAGTTCAGGTTTAAATTCACCCCAGAATTGTTGTGAGTCTTTATTATTTTCATCAAATAAAGCATCAATACTTACAAATTCACCTGATCCTTCAGAGGTTTCTATTTGACCGTCAAAAAAATTATCGTTTACATTTTGTAGTGTTTGTTGAAATAAAGATATCTGATCTTCAGCTGCAAACATATCAGCTATCATACCTAAACCTCTTTGTTTAATATCTTGAACTAATCCAGGTAAACCAGCTAATGAACGATCTGCAATTAAAGTTTCTATAACTTTTTCAATACTTCTAATATTTCTATCGTAAAGCTGTATTGTACCAAACATTTCAGTCAATGCTTTTCTAGGCAACACATCTTCAGCAGTCATTGATACTTTATCATTTACTGTTAAATCTTTAAGGCCTGTGCCTATGGTAGTCCATACAGGATTACCGTTGGCTTGTAATATAACATTACCGTCACCATCTAATGAAGGTATTTGATAACTACCATCTTTCATTTCTTTCATCTGCCAATTACCATACTCTCCTGTTGCTGGATGTGTAAAACTACCCATTACAAAATCTTTAAATAAATTTACAGGCTCTTGTTTTGGCTCATATTTAGTTGTATCTAATGGTATATTTTTATTGTGATAAACAAGTTGCTTTGTGTTTTTGTCTTGTACTTGAATATAATCAAAACTGTCTATTGGCACTTGTTTATTTGGTTTTAGGTTTTCATTCTCAACAAATTCTGTTTTACCTGTGTCTAAGTTAATTACTTTTTTCCAATCCTTTGCTCTGAAATCTTGCTTGTCTCCATATCGACTAGGCTCTTGATTATTGGCTACAGCAAATTCTTCATAAGTTGAAAAAAATCTGTTTTCTTTTAAAATGTTATCGTATGCTATAAAAGGTTGTGCATAGTCTTTTGCAACACTAAACTTTCTTTGTTCTTCTGGTAGCTCTAAATCCTTTAAATATGCACCTAAGGTAATCTCTGTGTTAAGATTAGTAGCATTATCTGTTACTAACTTGAATGTAGAATCAAGACTTAATTGATTTGATTTTTTTTGTTTTTCAAGTTCTTGAAAGAATCCTAAGTTATTAAACATAGCCTGACTCATAATATTAGCACGAGCAACTTTATCTTCTTGTTCTTTTGTAAGTGCGTATGTACGTTTCTGTGCTTCTATAGCTTTTTCAGCAGTAGTAACCGCGGCTTCTTCTTTTCTGGTGGTTCTTCTTGCTGCACTAAATTCTGGTAATGTTTGTTGAACTGCTTGACCCAACACATCCAAGGCTTTGCCCCTGCCTGTTAATAATCTAGCACCAAAATTAATTAAAGAAGATGCTACATCAGCTTCTTTTTGCGTTTCAATAGCTGCTCTTTCTGCACCATAATCTGTCTGATATAATAGTGCCGCTTCTTTAGCATACTCTTCTGCTGTTTTTTCAGGAAAAAGTTCTTGTGCAAATTGATTTGCTATGGGTTGAAATTCGTTTAATCCTGCTACAATGCCTTGCATTTGATTAGACATAGTAGGAGCAGGAGCAGGATCGCTTTGCATATATTGACCTGTTTAATAAATACTAGTATCAACTGCATTCATACCTCCTGGCACACCAGTCACGCTAGGTATAATCTGACCTGTTTCGTGGTCTATATAAGGATTACCGCCATGTTTGAGCTTGGCTACCTTCTGAAACATTTTTCTATTCAGTACGCTCATATTTATCCTACAGGGTTACCTATATTTAATCCTTTGTATGCTCCGAGGCCCATGATCCCTAGTCCTGCAACTTGCATTAACGGACTAGTTGAAGGTTGTTGTTGAACTGACATTTGTGACGCAGGTGTACCTGTTAGTATACCAGAGGCAAATGACAATCTTTGGAAAGGTTCTTGTGATGCTAATTGCTGTGTGGCTCTTTGTGCATCAAATACATTTTGTCTTTGTTGTTGAGATAAAGCTCCTGCTTGTTGCAATTGTGCAACATCTTGACCATACAATCCTTGCTGTAATTGTCCTAGTCCAGCTTGTTGACCACCAATGGCTGCTAATTGCTGACCAACATTGAACTGTCTGCCTTGTTGTGACTCAAAGGATTGCTGTGCTGTTTGCTGTGCTTGTTGGAAATTTCTTGATAAATCTTCAAAGATACGTCTTGATTTAATGTCTTGTAGATTTCTTGCCATCTCAGCGTTTTGTATACCAGAACGTTCTGTACCAAAGGCTCCTGCACCGACAGCTTGTGCATCTACGCCTTGCTGTTGTAATTTTGCTTGTCTATCTAATTCTGCTAAAGCATCTTGTGTTACTGATTGTTGATAAGGATCCATGTAAGCCTGTATACCCTCTGCAGTTGGAGCAAACATTCTAGCTGCACCTCTTGTAGCTTGTATACCTTCACCTATACTTTGTCCCGCTTGATCTAAGAAAGGTTGATATTGACCAATACCTTGTTGTGCCATACCCATGGCTTGTTGTTGAGCGGGGTCTAATCCTGCTACTTGAAAACCTGCTATAGGTTGAGGTATTCCAGCTCTACCTAATTTTCTTGCTTGAAAATCTGCTTCCGACTCACCCGTCTGTTTAACAGCGTTGGGATCTCCAAATGTTGATGTTAATAGCTGTTTACCTCTTTCCTCAATGTAAGGTGCCAGTCTATTATACGTTACTATCTCTTCAGCCATTATGCTACTCCCATTCCTGTTGATGAATCAGGGTCTAATCTGTTCATTAAATTGTACATGGCCCGTGGTCCGCCAGCATTGTCTACTGCTTTTGCAGTCATTACAAACTCTCCATCACTCAGCATTGCAGGAACTAAATCATCTTTAGGTCCACCAGGTCCTGAGATTTGACCTTGCTTTCTTGGAAACTCTCCACCCATAGCATATTTATCCATATACTCTAAGTCCATTATACCACCATCAGCTGCAAAAGACATTTGATAGTTTTCTGGATAACGATTACCAAACTGACCGTAGTATGGATTTCTTGGATATAGACTTGTAAAACTCTCATCGTCCATGATACTAGGCTCTTCCTCTGGTGTTGCTGCTTCTATGAGCGGTGGTCCAAGTAATGCTGCTGTATTTGCATATGAATCAAATCCAGCTTTTGCAGCAGGATTTACTAATTTACCTCCTACTATATCAGCTCCTCCAGATTTTGTTAAAAGTTGCATTTGCTCTGATCCCAAAGAACTTAATTGCTCTCCCGCTAAAGTAGGATCTCCTAATAATTGTGCTTGAGCTGGGTTTATTTCTGTGCTTGCAGCTCCAAAACCTAAATTTTGTCCTAACTGATTAAATATACCCTCTTTAGAAGTAAAAGCATAAGGATTTTCACCAAATAAATCTGCACCTGGCAAACCTTTTGCATAACCCGCAGTACCAAAAGCTTTACCAGCTCCATAACCTCCAATACCCCCAGATATTACTTCACCAGCATCTCCACCAGTTAGTAAAGGAACGCCTGCACCTATCAGTGCAGAGTACACAGGACCTGCACCAAAGATACCAGCAATAGTACCAGCGTAGGGTGCAATACTTTTTAGTGCTTTCTTAGCACCTTTAAAAATCTTTTTTAAGAAAAACTCAGGTTGTCCTGTAACAGGATTGATTGAGTTAAAATTATTACCAACAATATATCTTTCAGGGTTAATACCCATGTCTAGCATTTGATTGAACAACATTGCTTTGAGTCTAGGATTAGAATCAAGAACTTCCATAGGCACAACAGTTTCACCTTCGGCAACGTGTGCGATATATGCGTCCTCGTATCTGCCTAAATCTGCAATTTTAGAAACCTCGTGTTGAAATGACTCCAACCCTCTAGGTTCTGATTGTTGCATGCTATAATTCATGTTTTAACTTGTTCCCCCGAATATATCCGGCATTTTGTTTACTTTAATTGCGACATCTTTTTGTATGTCTTTTTCAGTTGTGTCGGTGGCAGGATCTTGAACATCTTTGACTGCTTCATCTTCTGAAGCGTAGACTTTTCCTGTTTTGGCGTGTTTGATAGTTGTCTGTGTTTCCACATCTATCTTAGGGATTGTTTTCCCAGCAACCACGATAGTATCTTCATTTATACCCATTTTTTATGCTCCTTGCAATATTTATGTTATCTCTAAAACGCTAAGTACAACATGCAAATCGTTAGCGTTTTCAGCTTGTATTTTAACTATTTCTGACTCCTTTGCTACTAATGGTGTAGCAGAAGAAGTATGAGAATCTGAGGAAAACTGACTACTATTACCAGCAGCTAATAGCTCCTGTGTAGTGCCTTTTTCTATATCTCTACTCTTTTGTAAAGTAAAACTAGTGCTATCAGTATCCACTAAAAACAAAGATATTTCACAATCATTAGAAGCATCTACGTTTGCCACATGTATTGATTTTATGATAGCAGTTGTTTCTGCTGGTACTGTATACAGTGTTGTCAAATTTGTGTTTGCTAAAACTGCTTTATAATTTGTATATGTATTAGCCATTTAAGATAAAAACCAAGTTACTCTTTCTTCGTCATCACGTAATGTTTCTGGTGTATAGGTGTTGTTCAACAAAAATATTAACTGTTCTAATGTTTGTATTAAAGTATTTTGTTGTTGTTGACTGTATTCTTTTGATGCTTGAGGTAATCTAGGTATTTGTATTTTTGACATTACTTGCCTCTCATACCATCAGGTTTTATATCTAATCTAAGTGTGCCATATCTCCAGTTATCATCTACTGCATCACTAGCAACTCTAACTGCAACTTGTCTTCCTCTAATTCTTGTATCTTTCTTAGTTGTTGATGTTGTAATATTAAAAGATCCATGTGTAGTTTGTGTTGCTGTAGGATAAGGTCTAGTTTTAATCGTTAAATCTACTGTGCCTGACTGTCCTTTAAAGTCTGGTATAATTCTACCAATAGACATAAATTGATCACCGTCTGCAATGTCTACGTCACCTGATTCTATATGTGCTGACATAGCAGCTCCATCATCATTAGATCCTACTTCATGAGCATAGATAAAAGTTCTACCTGCTTTTAGTCCTGTAATTGTAGAAATAGTTGCAGTTGTATCAGAAGCCTCAAACTCAGCCGCATAAGGATTATCATATGTACCTCTATCAGCCCAAGAACTTCTAGCTAATGTTCCTACATACCAAAGATTTTCTGCATAATTAAATACCACCACTCTGTCAATTTGAGTAGAGTTAAGAGAAGGGTAAAACCACATTACTTCATTATAATCAGTGTTAGCTGCACAGAATATGTCTTGTTTTGCATTTTGATTTAAATCATCAAAAACGTAATCCTGCACTGTGCAAGGTATCTTTTGCACGGCACCATCAAATAAGAAGAATGAGTCAGTGCCCATCCAAAAAGATATACCACCTACATCTACTGCAGCATGTAAACCAATACACCCACAAGCAGATCCTAATTGATTAAATCCAAATGTAAAAGGTGGACCAATAAACTGCATTTGATACAAAGCAGTGTCTGTCCATATTAACACAGCACCTCTAGATCTAACCGCAGTTTGTATAAAATTACCATCTACTAATCTTTTTGATCCTGCTGTATTAGTTGCTGTAGGTGTCCAGACATTCTCAGCTTCTTGACCAGACCATCTTATAAACATGTTATCTTGAGTAGATGAGGTTCCTATAGTTGTTTCTGTACCAAAACAAATGACGTGTCTATCATCACCTGAAACTAACATAAATCTAGTTTTTGTAGGTGCGTTAGAAACATTTGTTACTGCTGCTCTATTAGAAGATAATCCTGCAGAAGTGTCCCAATAAAACAATCCACCATTAAATTGTAAAGCTAGTGCATCTTCACCCCAGTTGTCCAAAGCCCATTTAGAAGATTCCAATAGCACACCTTGTCCACCAGTAAGACCAGATCTCGTAGAGTTCCAGGTAGATGCTCCCCATGTACCAGCACCCCAGCCATAACCAAATAAAGATACAGCAGATCCTGTATTAATTTGATATGTTCCGTTGGCCGTGGCCCCTGTAGCATCAGAGCTAGCCGCAGCTTTTGCTTCGATAGTAAATGTATTAGCATTAGGGACAGTAAGTATTTCAAACTCCCCTTGTAGATTAGCTGCACTAATACCACCCACTGCACCACTAACACTTGCAATAGTTACAAAGTCACCAATTAAAGCACCATGACTAGAGTCAGTAACTGTAACTGTAGTGCTACCGTTTGTTGTTGCAAATTGTGTAATGTTACCCGTGCCTGTAGCACGAATAGGAGTTATGTCGGCATAGTTATTTTCTGAATAAGCGTAAAGTTTTTTATTGGTGCCATAGATAGCATATTTGACACCATCAAGACCAGAGTAAGTTAGGATAGCTCTTGTTGCACCAACGAGTGCATCACTAGTTACTTTTTCCCAACCTCCAATTTTTTCAGGTAGTCCATATCTAAAACGAACATTATCACAATCTACCCAACGTCCTTCTGCACCATACTCGGTATTTTGTTTATCTATACCAGGTGCTATTTGCAGTTTTGTTAAAGGCATTGTAGCTCCTATATTGCTGTTTCATAAAATCTGATCCAGCGATCTGTTCCATTTATATTGACTCTTATTGCTCCTGCTTTACTACTAGCTTCAGCAGTTGAAGAGGATAAACTGGCACTACTATCACTAGCTGAGGTTCCCTCAAAGTATAAAAATTCTTGATCTTGATCATCTTGATCTAAAGACAAACAAGCGATAGCACCAGAAGAATTAGCTTGGTTAATTTCTACACTAGCGTTAGCCGGTGTGCTTGTACCAAAACCAATTTTATCTGCTGATCCGTCAATAAAGAAAGCATGTGTTAAAGTATTTGTTTCTGCTCTAAAATCAACAGAGGCACTAGATTCGTTAAATACAAATCCACCCCCATCAAAATCAATACCACCTGTTGCTTTGATACCACCTACAACATGTAATTCTGTAGAAGGAGATGCTGTTTTGATACCTACACGATCATTACCTGCATCTGTAAAGAATAAGTTTGCATCACCATTACCTTCAATGCGAAAGTCGAGGTCAGCACTAGATTCATTGAAAACAAAAGTACCACCATCTAGTGAAGTGTTACCTGATACTGTTAATGTTCCGTTGGCCTTAATATTTCCTGCATCATTCAAGACATCGAACATTGTAGAACCGTCAGAGTAAAGTATGTGCTTAGATCCTGCTACAAGATTAGTTGCTGTACCACCTGCAGGTTTAAAACCTAAAGTATGTGTACTCATACTTGTTGCATTATCAACAATATACCAAGTCTCTACGGCTTCACATTGCATGGTAGTATTACCTGTCAATGTTCCTGTTAATTTTATGATTGCGTTACTTTGTTCGTCTGCGGTAGTGCCGTCTGTAGCTGTTAAAGCATCCGTCGTACTTGCTACTGCTACAGAGACATATCCTTTAATACCAGATTCTACTTTTTGTAGATTATTGTTTGTAATATTACCCCAGGTTCCAGAGTTTTCACCTGTAGCTTGAATTTCTAAATTAAGGGAACTTGAGTATGTTGATGCCATGTTTTACTCCTAATCTGTTGAACCTGGCTCCACATCAATCCAGGTAACTGTTTGTGAATCATCAACTTCATTCCAAATAAAGAAGTTAGGTGTACCCACACTAAAATTAATAATATTTTGAAACGCCTCACCAAAGGCAGTTTCATCGCCTAATCCTACAGTAATTTGTCCTGCTGTAGTAGGACTAATATTAGCACTTGCTGTCACGGTTTCAGTACCTAGTGTAAAGCTTGGTGCTCCTGCAGTAGTAACTGCAAATACAGCAGTACCTATTACAGACTCTAAATCAGTAACACTAGCGCCAAAAGACACTCCACTAATAAAAGGAGATCCTACGTTTTGTACGCCTCCTCCTCTTACAGAGCCTATTGCAAACTCAGATATAGTGCCGTGGCCTAATGACATCTATTAACTCTTATCTGCTATTAACTTATTTTTCCAAGTTGTTTTAACTGCATCAGTCCATACAGCATTTGCTACTGATTGAACTTTTGCGTCTTCACTTGAAATGTCAGTTACAACCAAATTATCACTAGCATCTAGAGTTCCAGGATATAACACATGTCTGTGCCTGCTTCTACTAATCTCTACGCTATCCTCTTTGATAACAGTATCAGTAGCAACTTGCACGGCTGTATATATTCCTACAACTTCTATTTTTGCTATTTCTGTTTCTTTAGTTATTGCCATTTTTTTT